AGTAGATGAGAACGAAAACCTAGAACAATTTGTAAAACTTAAAAAATTCTTTGCTGAAGCTAATGGTAAAGAAACTTTACACGAAGTAATTAAAAAGATTTCATTTGACTTTAAGCTACAGGGAGGGTTCGGATTACACATTATATATAATAAGGCACGAACTGCTATAAGCGAGATACATCACATACCTTGTGAACGTATTAGAAGTGCTAGACCTAATGCTATGGGTAAAGTAGATTGCTACTATGTATGTGCAGATTGGAGTAACACAAGAACTAACAAACCAATGAAAATAGCTGCTTTCAATACTAAGGATAGAACTAATCCTAGTCAGTTATTATATACAGGTTTATATAGTCCTAATATGGACATCTATCACACACCTGATTACTTAGCTGCAAATAATTGGGCTTTAGTAGATCAAAGAGTTGCTGAGTTCCATCTAAATAACATAAGTAACGGATTTTCAGGCAGTTACATGATTTCTTTTGCCAATGGAGTACCTACACAAGAGGAGAGATTTCAAATTGAGAGAAGTTTAGCAGAAAAGTTTACAGGTGCTAGTAATAGTGGAAAGTTTGTACTTACGTTCTCAGATGATAAAACTAGAACTCCTGAGATAACACCAATTACTGTGAGCAACGCAGATAAGCAATATCTTGCGTTACAGGAACTTTTAGTACAAAACATACTTACAGGTCATAGAGTTACTTCTCCTATGCTTATGGGTATTAAAAACGACACAGGGCTAGGTTCTAATGTTGATGAGTTAAATGCAGCTTTTGAGGTTTACTTAAATACAGTTGTAATACCTTTCCAAAAACACATAATAAAAACACTATCTAAAATATTTGAGGTTAATGGTATTAATATACCTTTCTCTTTTGTACAAGCTAAACCTATTACATCTAAGTTTACTATAGAAGATATGAAAGAAGTAATGACTGAAGATGAGATTAGAGAAGAATTAGGTTTAAAACCTTTAAATGATGAAGAACTAACGGCAGAAGATGAAGATAGATATAGCTTAAAGAAAGTAGGTAGTATGATTACTGATGGTATAGAGTTACCATTGTTCGACAGTATAGAAGAAGCAGAAGCTGAAGCAGAAAGATTAGGATGTAGTGGACATCATATACATACACAAGATGGTAATGAGTATTATATGCCTTGTGAAAATCACGAACAAATAACTAGCTTAAAAAAATGCGACTGTGATAAAAAGAAAGAAGATTGCGACAAAAAGTGTTATGAAGATGTAGATATGATAACACCGAACCCTTGCCAACCAGGATATGAACCTATAGGACATAAAATAAAAGATGGTAGGAAAGTACCTAACTGTGTACCTATACAAGCTAAAACTGAGTTAGATGCTTTTTTAGAAACTGTAGAAGATATACCTGAAGGTTGGGAACTGATAGATGAAGAAGTCGTAGATGGAGAACACGCAGATTTTGACTTTGAAGAAGAACTAAATCAGATAGCTAGTGAGAAAGTAGAGTTAGCAACTACAGGAGTTGCTAGACCTGACAGTAAATCTGAGCAAGATGGTATTTCTAAAAAGACATACGACTACTATAGAGTTAGATATGTATATGCACAAGACAATTTTTTAACTAGAAAGTCAGGTAAGAAAAGAGATTTTTGTGAAAAAATGATGGCTGCTAAGAAGTTATACAGAAAAGAAGATATAGCTAGAATGAGTACAAAAAGAGTAAATCCTGGTTGGGGTAAAGGTGGTGCAGATACTTACGATATATTTTTATATAAAGGTGGTGGTAACTGCCATCACTTTTGGTTAAGACAAATATACAGAACAGAACTAGGTATATCTGTAAGTACAAAGATTAAAGATGCAGATTTAGTAGGATATACAAAAGCTAGATCAGAAGGTTTTACTGCTAAGAGAAACGACAAGAGAGTAGCGATAGCACCTAAGAGAATGAAAAATAACGGATTCGTAAAAAAGAGATAATATGGCATACGTTCTATTTATATCAGAAGATAAATTAAAAGACTCAACATCTATAAGTTTAAATGTTGATCCTGAGTTTTTACTACCTTTCATAAAACAAGCACAGAAACTTTATGTAGAAACTAAATTAGGTACAGACCTAAATCAAAAAATAAAAGACCTAATAGTAGCAGGTACTATAAATGATCCTGCTAATGCTAACTACAAAACATTATTAGATACTTACATAGGAGATATGCTACCTAACTTTGCGTTATATCACGCAATACCTTTTTTACGTTTTAAAATAGAAAATGGTAACATATATTCTAAGACATCAGAAAATGGAGTAGCTTTAACTACAGAAGAAGCACAACACCTAAGAAGTGAAGTATTAAATACAGGAGAGTATTATATGGAACGTATGATAGAATATATTAAGAACAACATTAGCTTTTTTCCTGAATATTCTACAAACTCAGGTGCAGATGTAAACCCTGATAGCAACGCATACTATTCAGGAATGAATTTAGAAAGACCTAAAATGCAAGGAGATAGAATTACTTTAAGAGATTTTTTAACACCTGATTTAACATAATGAAAAAAAGATATAAAGTAAAAGAAGTAAACAAGATTAAATTAAAAACATATTTGACAAATGCCAATACAAAAAACAGTACAGGACACACTAGAAGTAGCAGCAGTAAACGGAACTGTTCTTAGTGTTACAACTTTTACAAATTTAGAACTAGCACTAAAAATAATACTGTTAGTGGTTTCTATAGCTTATACTATAGATAAATGGTATAATCAAAAAAAGAAGAATGCCAAAAAAAATTAAATCTTATACAATTATTAAAAAAACTCCTAAGAAACGTAAAGGAGTACATTCTAAAAATGCTTCCAAAGGACAAACTGCTTTTAAAAAAAAGTCAAGAGGTCAAGGTTAATCTTGTCTTAGTTAGAGAAATATTTACAGATAAATCTATAGTTGGTAAGTTATATCTGAACGAAGAATATGTATGTGATACATTAGAAAACCCATACATAAACAATGAACGCAATATAAGTTGTGTACCTATAGGTAATTACAATGTAAGGTTGCGTACACCGAGAGAGAGTGCTACAAGAGATTATTTACATCTTATAGTACAGGAAGTACCTGATAGAAGTTATATCCTATTTCATAGGGGTAATAAACCTGAAGATACATTAGGTTGTATTCTAGTAGGTTACAATAATCAACAGGACTATGTTAGTAAATCTAAATATGCTTTAGATTTTTTACTTAGGAGAATACTTAATTTAGGTGGCGAGAACATAAAACTATTAATAAAAAACAAATAAAATGAAAGAATATTTAATAATGACAATGTTAAAATCAAAGAAAGTATGGTACACAATAGCAGCAATAATAGTGCCTTTTGTTGCAAGATCATTAGGTGTAGATGAAGTTCATGTAAGCGAAATATTTTGGGCATTGTTAGCACTACTAGGAGTTACAGGTTTACAGGACTTCGGTAAAGATGCGAAGTAATAGATATAGATTAAAACCACACGAGATACAAGTCATACAAAAACTAAGAGAGCAAGAAATAAGTAACGTATTAGTAATTGGAGATTTGCACGAACCTTTTTGTCTTGACGAGTATCTTGATTGGTGTATAGAACAATACGATATTTATAATTGCACAGAGATAGTGTTTATAGGCGATATAATAGACAATCACTATGCAAGTTACCACGAGACCTCAGCAGATGGTATGGGCGGCTTAGATGAGCTAGAATTAGCTATTAAGAGAATATCTAGGTGGTATAATGCTTTTCCTAAAGCAACTGTAATAATAGGAAACCACGACAGAATTATAATGCGTAAAAGTCAAACTTCATCAATACCAAGCAAATGGATTAAATCATATAAAGAAGTATTAGAAGTACCTAATTGGAATTTTGTAGAAAGATATGTAAAAGATGGTGTACAATATTTACATGGAGAAGGTGGTACTGCAAGAACTAAGTGTAGAGCAGATATGATGAACACAGTACAAGGTCATTTACACACACAAGCATATTGTGAACACTATGTAGGACAAAACTTTAGAGTATTTGGATTACAGACAGGATGTGGTATTGATCACGAAAGTTATGCTATGGCTTATGCTAAGTATGGTAAAAAACCTGCAATAGGTTGTGCAGTTATTCTTAATAATGGTAAAACACCATTAAACCTTTTAATGCCTTTATAATCAATAACTTATATATATTAACATTATAATTGTTAATAACTTATTTAATTACTTAGTTAATTACTTAGTTAATTATTTATATATTTGTACCATAAAATAAAAATTATGAAAACAAACTATAAAGTAATTAACAGACAAACAAGAAACGAGTATATACTTAATGCTAAAGAAGTTGTAGAGTTTTTTAAACATCAACATATTAGAGATTATGCCGTTTCTGTAGTTCCTAATACAACTTATACATTTATTAAAACATTAGCTACTAGCATTTTGGCAGTAGCTTTTGTAGTATGTATGACTAAAATTATTATGTTATGGATATAAATTTTGAAGATTGGTTAAAAGGAACTTATGAACATTGTATTGATCCTACATTAGATATATATATTGATGATGATATAAGATGTGTTATATGTGGAGATTATAACAAATGTGATTGTGAAAAAGTATGGAGTAAAAAAAGCTACTGTTGTGAAGCAGATATAGATGCAAATAAAATCTGTACTGAATGTAAAGAGCATTGTATAAGTGCTTGGGAATATGATAATAATTTAATAAATAAATAAATATGAAAAATAGTAAAGTAGTAAACGTACAGGGTTCAGGGATGTTTAAAGAACTATATGTATTTGAAATAGAATTAGATAACGGAGATGTAGGTAAAATATATCGTAAGTCAAATGATTCTAAATTAAGTGTAGGACAAGATATATCTTACACTATGAATGACAAAGGAAGTATTAAGATTGTAACAGATTATCAAAAAAATAATCAAAGTCAATCAAATCCTAAACAAGATGATGTACAAAAACTTATTGTAAAGCAATCTAGTTTAAAAGCTGCCGTTGATTTTGATAATAACTGTACACCTGAAGATGTATTAAAAAATGCACAAATGTTTTATGAATGGGTATGGGGTTTAACTCCTACACAAAATAAAATTAATAAAGTAGCTGAAAAGTTTGATTCAGATTTACCTTTTTAATAATGACAGATAGAGAAAAATTTGAACACATTTGCGACCTTACTACAGAGATAGTAGGGTTGCAACAAGGTTCTTTAGCTTTTAATACAAGAAAGCAAGAAGTCCTAATACCAAGAATGGTAGCATCAGTAATAGGAATTATATCTAAAGATATACACCCTACTACTATTGCAGATATAATTAAAAAGGATCGTACTTCTGTATTGCATTACAAGAACTCACATAAATCTAATTATGCTAGTTTTCCTTATTATAGAAATATATTTAATAAAGTTTATGATGCTTATACTGAATCTGAAAAAATTAAAGTAGTTTTTCCTAATAGACACGAATTATGTAAATGTTTAATAGATGCAGGTATAAAGATTGCTGCTAAACCACAGGTTAAAATTAAGATAACAAGTGGTAAGGCAAAATATATGTTACCAACTACCTATTTGGAATTTTCAAAAAATATTGATATAATTAAAAA